TTTAAAACGCTTTCACCAACTTGATTAGTTAAGTAATTACTTATCTCCTCGCTGAAATTCGCCGTTCCTGTTCCTTTCTGTGCCATTCTAATTCTTTCTCTTTTATTCTATAAAACTGTAATACATTTAAAAATTTATATGCAGTCCAACTCATGTATTCGTCCCAAACTAATGGGTTTGAATTGCTGAGATTGTCTAATATATAATACCATGTTAAGTTGCTTGTTGGTTTAGCTTTTCTACTTTGCTCATTGTCTCCGTCAGAAACGCGTCGGCTTGATTCAAATAATCCTTTATACCCTCGAATAAAATCGGAAAGAGATTGCAAAAAAAAACCACTAGCGGATAAATAACACTTACCGGGCAATCCTTCATTAACTCTTGTTTTCGCTCATCAGTCATTTTAGACTTTATAAAAAACCTCTGAGGTACACAATAGATTGCCATTAGTTTATTTGCGTTTTCAAATATCTTCTCGCTGTCTTTAGTTAATTCGTAGTGGTTAATGAATTGCTGCGCTGTTAATTCTTTCAAATCAAAATTAACTTTCCAATAATAACCTTTGTGGTAAAACTTTCTAACTATCTCAGTCTTAGGTAATTCACTTAAAAACTTAATCTTACTAATTTCTTCTTGTAACTTATTAAGTGGAATTTGTTCATATTCTGAATAAGGTATGCCAGTAAACAACGAAAGTATTAATAGTGAACGTGTTATGTCAGGATAAATTTCTTTATCAATCGATTTGTCATTCCTAATTGCTTCTATTTCAATTAGTTGTTTTAAACTTACATCGTTCCAGTTCTTTGGTGTTTTCATTGCTTCTATATTAAAGTGTTATATTGATTTGTTTTGTACCCTATTTTTATCGGAAAGTTGAGGACAAATAAGTTTTCTCAGCTTGTCTAAATGATTGGTAAGCTATTGCCAAACTCATTACCCCATCATCATGGAATCCAAATGGTGCAGAATATTTCACGCTTCTTGTTTTCGGATTGTACTCATAGCTGAACACCTCCAACTCTTTTAACAGCCATTCGTTTTGTAGCACCTTCAAAGTTTTATCTTGGTTTGCTACAATTAAATTTTCTATTATATCCTGTTTGCTTTTTGAAGTAGTTACAAATGGCGCAATGTAAACGAAAGGTATCTCGTTTCTCAGCATTTCAAATACAGCATCTCCAACAGAGTTAACCTCTATAAGTGTATCGGGATTGTATTTCTCAAGTTGTTGTTTAATCTTTTGGACAATTTCTGTCCAATCCATTTGCCGCCAACGTTCGCAGTAAATCATTTCTGATTTGTTGTTTAATATAGTAAGCACCGTATAATCATCTGCCCTTCCAACATCTATTCCAGCGTAGTATCTACCGGTCATTTCAGGTACGTTGTTTATCTGAACATCTTTAAACATTCCAGCGCCCCCATCAATAAACTCCGCTAAATATTCCTGTCTAAATACATGGTCTGGAAGCGTTTGTTTTGCATCGTCAATCTCTGAAGGTATTATTATAGGATTGTCATAAGAAGTCATTGTAAAGCTTTTATATTGCGGATTATAGCCATCCATTTGATAAAGCTTATAAAAATGATTACGACCTTTTGGAGTTGATATTAAAAGAACCTTACGACCTTTAACCAATACAGTTGCTCTTAAAACTTCAGTCCACGCTTGTTCACTCATAAAAGCAAACTCATCGCAAACTAAATATTCAAAAGTAAATCCACGAATGTTGTCGTATCTCTCAGCACTAAAGAATTGAATTGTAGAACCGGAAGCATATTCGAGTAACAACTCACTTCGATTAACAGTCCTATAAATCTCAGGTCTTTTCTGAAATGCTTTATACATCTCATCAAATACTTTCTTGCTTTGCTTATAGGTTGGAGATACCCATGCACACTTAACATTTTTATTGTTTAAGGCCCAATATAATAATTGATTTGTAGCCAGTAATGTTTTACCAAACTGTCTTCCAATATTCAGAATGTAATACTTCTCACTCCCCCAATTGATGGCGTTGTGTATCTTCGTTTGATTCTGATGTGGTGTGTATAGTATCGCTTTTGCCAAAGTCCGCTCGGAAAACCATGTTTCCTTTAATTTCTAAATTGTTTTGCTCAATGTAACCCCTCTTTTTTCCTTTGCACTTTAAATAAAATATAGTAGATAATGGATTGCCTTTTTGTATTTGCTTTAACAGTTGTGATTCTGCAAAGTCTAACGCAGCATTCTCCATATCTTTAACAGCCCTTCTATATTCCGCATCTTCTTTCAGCCATTTATAGTGCATCGGTCTAGATATACCAATAGCTTTACAAGCATTAGTAACAATACCTAAGTTTTGCTCTAATGCCAATATCATTCTTTGTTTTGTTTCTTCAGGTAGCATATTAAATTACTTTACCATTCTTTTTAATAACTAATGTTGGGTCAAGTTTTTTCATTCGGTCAATTATAACTTGGCAATATTTTGGGTCTAGTTCCATTCCATAACACTTGCGGTTAAGTTGATGCGATGCAACCATTGTAACTCCACTGCCTAAGAAATAATCACAAATAAGTTTTGATTTTTCTGCAAATTTGTTAATACACCAAGATACTAATTCAACTGGCTTTTGAGTCGGGTGTACTCGATTTATTTTTTCAGATGCTTTTGTAAATTGACGAACAACACTTCTTGAATTACTCCAAGCAAGCTCGCAGTCTGTTTGGTCTGATGCTCCGTTGTTTTTGTCCCATACAATCCAGCATTCCGAATCTGGCAAACAACTTGAATAATAATTTGCACCCCACCAAATATGAGCAGCGTTTGGGTAAAGTGAATATATCAAATTGAATGAGTCTTTTGCAGCGTTTGTATCGGAGTCTCCTAAAATATCCGTTCCGTACTTTTCCTTCAAGACACCGCTTTTACTAACGGCATTCATTCCGTATGGAGGGTCTGTAAATACCATATCAGCCTTTTGACCATTCATTAGCTTTTCCACTTGGTCGCTATCTGTTGAATCCCCACAGAGTAAACGATGCTCCCCAATCTCAAATAAATCATTCAGTACAATATCAGTTTTTATTTCTTCAGGCATTTCGTAATTATCTTCTTCTGCTTCTAAAACAATAGGTTCAAAGTTTGGAACATCTAATCCCCAATTATCTAATTGTTCTAAATCCCATTCAGCATTAATTAATTCCCAATCCCATTCTCCAAATCCAACATTATCTTTTAATATAAATTCTCTTTGTTCTTCTTCTGTAAGTTCTGAAGCTTTTATTATATGAACTTGTTTTAATCCGGCTTCCTTACAAGCTTTAAGGCGCATATTACCGCCTAAAACAATCATATCATTGTTAACTACTATTGGTCGAAGTTCCAGCATCTTTGGAAATTCTTTTATTGATTTAACCAATTTTTCAAATTTGTCATCCTTAATAACTCTTGGATTATTTGGATTACTTTTTACTTTGTTTATGTTTATTATTTCAGTTTTCATAAAGTCCTTCTTCTTTTAAATGGTCTATTAATGTTTCAATAATCATGGGTATGCAACCGCCACAGCTTCCGGTTGGTGGATGTCCTATGTCATGATAAAGTTCACGCATCTGTTTAATCGTTTCATTTGTCGGCATAATAGATTTGTATTGGTCATAAATCATTAACTGATTCTTAAATCCTTCCAATCTTTTACGTTGCTCTATTGTCATATTATTTTAATTAAACGTAATAAATGATAAATCAGTACAGCAATAAATCCAGCAACTAATCCTTTGCAAATTGCAAACCATACAGCTTCATGCGACAAAAAGTAAGAATGTAACCCAACTCCCCAAAATGATAAACACAATTCGCAATCAAACGGCTTAATGCTTTTTTTCTTAAACGCCCATTTAAACCTTTGTGGTATTCCGGTAAGATGCGCCCATGTTACTGAGGCTATTATAATATAAAGTTCGGTCATAACGTTCTTTTGCTAATTAAACATGAATGTTCGCCCCATGTATGTGAAGGTTCATTTGCATAACATATAATTGTTTTAGGATGTGTTAATCTTATTTTATACTTAACTGCTAAAATACTTATTACTGATTGGTCGTGCCTGTGATTACTCCATTCTCCATTATACGCTCCACTTTTTGCATGGTTATAATATTCATCAAATATTTTATTTGCTAATTCAGTTCTAAAATCAAAGGCCATAAAACAAGCCATTACCATTTTAGATTTCTCAGCTTTCTTTTTATCCATTTGCAATAGTTCCAAACATTTATCATTTGTGTAACTTGCAATAGACCAACCAACATTATCAACTAATAAAACGCCTTTTGTTTTTAGCTTATTTGATATAGCTGTTAGTTTTTTAACTGGATATACCGGACTGTCTGCCCACAAAACAATATCATAACCTAAGTCTTTAATCTTTTTAATTGCATAAGGTTTGAAAGCGTATGGTATTTCTGAATGACTTGGTGAATTGATTTCCTCAAAGTTTGAAAAGTGAAAATAATCACAATATAAATACTTTTTAAATTCCGTTTGTTGTCGGTTAACTAATTCTGAATATCCATTATTTGCAAATGTTACTACCGCTATTTTCATACATAAAGTTTATTGTAATTTAAATATCTATAATCGTAAATTGGTTTGTCTATTTTATATTCTGTTTTTATAAGTCCGCTTTGTTTTAACCTCATGCAGAAATCATAATCTTCTT